AGGTGGAAGAGGAACTGAAATCACAACATTACCTGGTGGACAAAACTTAGGTGAACTTACAGATATTGAATATTTCCAGAAGAAATTATATCGTGCATTAGGAGTTCCAGAATCAAGAATTGCTAGTGATGGTGGATTTAATTTAGGAAGATCATCAGAAATATTGAGAGATGAATTAAAGTTTGCAAAATTTGTAGGAAGATTGAGAAAGAGATTCTCAAATCTATTCAATAATTTACTCAAAACACAACTCATATTAAAGAATATAATTACACCAGAAGATTGGGATTCTTTAAGTGATCATATTCAATATGATTTCTTGTATGATAATCAATTTGCAGAATTAAAAGAATCAGAATTAATGAATGAAAGACTCGGAACATTAGCAACGATTGAACCATATATTGGTAAATATTTTTCTAGTCATTATGTTAGAACTAAGGTTCTTCGTCAGACAGATCAAGAGATTGAAGAGCAAGACGACTTAATTAAAAAAGAAATTAAAGATGGAATAATTCCTGATCCAAATGCTGTAGATCCAATCACTGGACAACCACTTGAAGCAGGTGGTGGAGTTCAAGGAGATTTAGGAGCAGTTCCACAAGAACCAGACTTAGAAGCAGATGGTGCAGCAACTGACGCACAGTTTCAAAAAGATGTTAAGTCGGCGGAGATATAAATAATCAAGATATCTTAACATATTATTAAAAAATGGATGAATTAATTGATATGATTGCGATGGATAAATCGCCTTCAGAAGTCACAGATAAAATCAAAGATGCCTTGTACGGAAAAGCAGCTACAAGAATAGATGCTTTTAAACCAGACGTAGCAGCACAAATGTTTGATGGAACAACTGACGATGAAGTCTCCGATGAACCTGTAGATTCAGTGGACGATTCCTATGAAGAGGAAGATGAAAACTATGAAGAAGAGGAAGAAGAGGAAGAAGAATCATAAATAACACTATATAAAGGTTGATTATACAAAATGGCATCTTTTAAGGTCGTACAAAAAATAGCATCTGTTAGTGGAAACGCAACGAGTGGATCTATCGCATTAAAGTCGGGTTATCTTAGGGTAACACCAGCTGGTGGTGATGCATTTGTAGAAGTTGGAACTGATCCGACAGCAGCAGATGATAGTAGCATATATGTTCCTCAAAAATCTCCTATAGTTTTTAAGGAAAAAGTTGCATCTTCAAATATTGTTGGTGTAACAACTGCAGATGCTTCAACAACATTCACCTTTCCTACTGGAATGGAATCACCTTTTGCAGTTGGTGATACCATTGAGGTTACTGGTGCAACTGGTTTTAATACGACATCTGCAACAGTTACTCAAAATATTCCAGCTAATTATGGTTCATCAGGATTTGATGCGAGTCAGTCTGGTAAAGTTGTAATTGGTGTAGGTTCAAGCGATAAAGCAACTGCTGCAATTACTGGCGAACTTAGAAGAGTTGTTAAAGTTGCAGTTCGTGCATCTGGTAAAACACATATTTCAGAAGTACAAATAACAGGAGATTTCTAATGAAACTAATTACGGAAGAAGTATCAAGCGTAAAATTTATCGTCGAAGGAAAAGGCGCTAAAAAGAAAATGTATATTGAAGGAACATTCCTTCAAGGAGAAATTAAAAACCGTAATGGTAGAATGTATCCGATTGACACTCTTGCAAAAGAAGTTGGTAGATACAATGAAAGTTTCGTAAAGAAAGGTAGAGCATTAGGTGAACTCGGACATCCCGAAGGTCCTACTGTAAACCTTGATCGTGTATCTCATAAGATTACTTCTCTTGTTCAAGAGGGAAATAATTTTAGAGGAAAGGCACAACTTCTTTCTACACCTATGGGTAAGATTGCACAAAATCTTATTGGTGAAGGTGTAACTCTTGGAGTATCTTCTCGTGGTGTTGGATCACTCAAAGAAGACCTTCACGGATGCAAAGTTGTAGGTGAAGATTTCATGTTGGCAACTGCTGCTGATATCGTTGCCGATCCTTCTGCACCAGACGCATTTGTATCTGGAATTATGGAAGGAAAAGAGTGGATTTGGGAAGGAGGAATTCTTCGTGAAGCACTTGCAGAAAAAACACAAAAGAGAATCAACACTCTTGTAGATCAAAGAAAATTAGAAGAACACAAGTTGAATCTATTCAACGATTTTCTCTCTAATCTCTAAGTTCTATAAATAAATACAGATTATTAATTTTTTAATCAACATGTCCGTTGGTAGCAACAATTTACAAGAAATGGAAAACGTAGTAACTAAGGGTGCTGCTAAAGCTGATGCGATGCCAAGTCTAACTGGGACAACTCCTGGTCAAACTGGTTCGTATGAAGATTTAGGTGGCCCAACTCCTCAAAATTATAGCCCTACAGATGATAGTGCTAAATTAAAAACACCTGGTACAACACTTAAGCAAGTTAAGGATGTAGTGAACAAAGGTGCAAAACCAGCAGATGCAATGCCCGCTGGAAAAATGGAAGAAACAGAAGTCGAAGGTGACGTAGTTGCCGAAGATGAAGTAGTTACTGACGAAGTAGTTTCTGAAGAAGAAACAACAACGGATGAAGTGGTTGCAGAATCTGAAGAAATCGAAGAGGAAGAAACAGCAGAAGTCGAAATCGACATCGAAGCTGATCTTAATGCTCTTGTTGAAGGAGAAGATCTTTCAGAAGATTTCAAAGCAAAAGCAGCAACTATTTTTGAAGCTGCAATTAATTCAAAAGTTCAAGAAATCTCTGAGCAGATTACTGCACAGTATGAAGAAAAACTTGTTGAAGAAGTTGCTTCAATCAAAGAAGAATTAAAAGACCGTGTAGATTCATACCTTGAGTATGTTGCTGACGAGTGGGTTCAAGAGAACGAACTTGCAGTTCAATCTGGTCTTAAAGAAGAAATGACTGAATCATTCATATCTGGAATGAAGAGTCTATTTGAAGAACATTATGTAACAATCCCTGAAGAAAAATATGATGTCATCGAGAGCATGGTAGATAAACTTGATGAAATGGAAGGTAAACTCAACGAGCAAATCGAAAAGAATATTGCTCTTAATAAGAGATTAGCCGAGTCAGTATCCGATGTAGTCTTTGCAGACGTAACTGAAGGTCTTGCCCAAACACAAAAGGACAAGTTAGCATCTCTAGTAGAAAATGTTGAGTTTGAAAGTGAAGAAGCATACCGTGAGAAGCTTGGAACGTTGAGAGAATCTTATTTCCCAACACAGAAAGCTCAAAGAAACACAACAGAGAATCTAACAGAAGAGGCAGGTTCCACAGATTACACTGCTAGTGTAAGTCCATCTATGGAAGCATACCTTAAGACTCTCAGCAGAGTTTCTAAAAAATGATTTTTATATCATAAATTCAAACTAAACTTTTAAAAAAGGAAAATTTCAAATGCAAGCCCCAATTAATACCGAGGCTTTACAAGAGAAATGGGGACCTCTACTAAATGCGGAAGGACAAGATCCTATTAAAGACGCACATCGTAAGATGGTTACTGCAGTTCTCTTGGAAAACCAAGAAAAAGCATTAAGAGAAGAAAGAGAGTTTTTAACAGAAACTCCTAACGTAAACACACAATCAACAAACTCAGTAGCAGGTTTCTCTGCTAGTGCGTCATCTCCTGTCGCAGGTTTTGATCCAGTGTTAATCAGCTTGATTCGTCGTGCAATGCCTAACTTAGTGGCATACGACCTTGCTGGTGTTCAACCAATGAATGGTCCAACAGGACTCATCTTTGCGATGAGATCTCGTTACGACAATCAGAGTGGAAGTGAAACATTCTACAACGAAGTCGATTCAGCATTCTCTGGTCAGAACAAAGGAGACACAAACACAGGCGGATTCGTCGATGGAAACGTTGGTTTGGGTACAACTGCACAAGCAGGTGCAAATCCAGGTCTACTTGGAGCAACAGGTTCAGCAGCACAGCAGAAGATCTACAACGTAGGTCAGGGTATGACTACTGCAGAGTCTGAAGCACTAGATGGTACAGGTGCAGCTGGATTCAACCAGATGGCATTCTCAATCGAGAAAGTTACCGTTACTGCTAAGTCAAGAGCACTAAAGGCAGAGTACAGTTTAGAACTTGCTCAAGACCTCAAAGCAATCCACGGATTGAATGCAGAGGCTGAGTTAGCAAACATTCTATCAACTGAAATTCTTGCTGAAATCAACAGAGAAGTTATCAGAACAATCTATAATGTTGCTGAAGCTGGTGCACAAGTCAATACAGCAACTGCTGGTACATTCGACTTAGACGTTGACTCAAACGGAAGATGGTCTGTTGAGAAGTTCAAAGGTTTGATCTTCCAGATCGAAAGAGATGCTAACGCAATCGCACAAAGAACTCGTCGTGGAAAGGGCAACATGATCCTATGTTCCGCAGACGTTGCTTCAGCATTAACAATGGCAGGTGTACTTGATTACACTCCAGCGTTAAATGCAAACTTAAACGTTGACGACACAGGTAATACATTTGCTGGTGTTCTTGCAGGTAAGTTCAGAGTCTACATCGACCCATACGCAGCAAACAGTTCTGCTAATCAGTACTATGTTGCAGGTTATAAAGGTACTTCACCTTATGACGCAGGTATATTCTACTGCCCATACGTTCCTCTACAGATGGTACGTAGTGTGGGAGCAGATAGTTTCCAACCAAAGATTGGATTTAAGACTCGTTACGGAATCGTTGCAAACCCATTTGCTAAAGGAGCAACACTCACCACACCTGGTGTGCTTGAGCGTAACTCAAACGTCTACTACAGAAGAGTTAAAGTTAACAACTTAATGTAATTTAAATATTACAATTTCAACACACTTAGGAGGATGCTTGACATCCTCTTTTTTTATGCTATGATTTAAAATGTAATTCGTAATAACTACGTCGCATGACCAAAAACACACAACGTGTGGATGATGTGCTTCCATTCAATCCTGTAACGGATGAATATGAGTCCTTTATCTTGGAAATAACTCCTAAACAAGCACAACATATCCTTCATTATCACAATAGAGATAATAGAAAGATTTCACCTACACAAGTAAACAAAATTTTCAAAAGTATTGAAAATGATAATTGGTTACTAGATGGTCAACCAATTACCTTTAATGTAGAAGGTAACTTAACAGAGGGACAGCATAGACTCTCTGCAATAGTTAAAATAAGAGATGAATCAAGAACCTTTAAGGTTGTGATTGTTACTGGTGTTGCCAGAGACACATTCTCTAAAACTGCTACTAACAAAAAGAGAAACCCTATTGACGAAATTCAAAGAAAGTACAGTGATGCTACTCAACTTGAAGTTTCAATTCTTGGTGATCTTTTAAAAAGAAGAAGAGTACAGAGACTCTCCATGCAAAATGCCATTTCAAACTATGAGGAGTGGGTTAAATTAATTCAAAACGCAATCAAAATGACTGGTGATTTTGAATATGTAATGGATAGATACTCTCTTCAAAGAAAAACTGTTGGTTCATTCATGACTTTGTGTAACCGTTTTGGTTATACAGAAGAGTGTAGAAATTTCTTTGATTTACTAGATTCTGAATGTGAGGATGAAAAAGATCCTACGACTCTGACTAAGCAATTCAATGTTTATTTTGACACAAACGTTGCTAAGTTAAGTAATGAGAAAAGAATGGATGTATTCTATGCTATGGAGTGTTTAGCACTTGACAGAATAATACAAAGAGAAGATGGTTTAATTCATTTCATCCATCCAGATACTTTCAAATCATTTGAACACGGTGATATGGAAGAAGATGTTGAAGATGGAGGATCGAGAACTTACCGAAGATTTCTTGGTTAAGATAGAGAGGGGTGTTATACCCCTCTTTTTTTGTCTAAATAAAGTATAATACTAAAACTACCGATGAAGTCAAGTCCAAGAGAAATTCATGAAGCTCATCAGAATTATAAAAAAGTATCTGATCATTTAATTCGTGAAGGTTATGCTGAAGATCAAACATCTGCCGATGATATAATTCGTGGGATGAGTGAAGAATGGTTTAAGTTAATTCTAGAAGAATGAAGAACTTTAAAAGTTTTATGAACGAGGCATCTGAGGCAAAGAAATGTCCAGATGGTCAATACTATTGTTTTACTGACAAGAAATGTAAAAAGATTCCAACAGGATATCGTGTGGGATATGGTGGTCGTTTGGCACCAGATAATCGTTCAGATAGTGGCAATGGTAAAAATGGTAATGGAAATGGGAACGGTAATGGAAATGGAAATGGAAATGGTGGAGGAAATGGAAATGGTGGAGGAAATGGTGGTGGCAACGGTGGTGGTGGAGGTGAGTAATGGCTAATCCATTTGCTAACCAAATACAAAACCGTAATTTTCTCGCACCTGTAGGGTTTAAATTCACACTAGCGAAATACCCGAAGGTTTCTTTTTTCTCAAATTCTGCTAGAATACCAGAGTTATCACTTGGAACTGCTATTCAACCATCATATCTAAAAGATATTGATGTACCTGGTGAAAAATTGACATATGGAGATCTAAATATAAGATTTCTTGTTGATGAAAATATGCAAAACTATATGGCAATGCATAATTGGTTAAAAGGTATTGGATTTCCTGAGACACCTCAACAGTTTGCAGATCAAACTACTGATAGAGATGGTATTAGAGATCCTAAAGAAGTATTCAGTGATGGTAGTTTACATATACTGAATAGTAACTTCCAAGATGTTGCGATTGTTAAATTCAATGATTTATTTCCAGTGGGATTAACATCTTTAGAATTTGATGCAACAGAAACAGATATTAACTACTTTACAGCAGAGGCAGTTATGCGTTATACTGTATATAATATATTCGATACGGATGGTAGAACTCGTCTATGAATCTTGAAAAAATTCAAGAGATGTGGGAGCGTGATGCGAACATTGATCCTGATAACTTACATAATGAATCATTAAAAATACCTCAACTTCATTCAAAATACTACACGATATATAATACTATTTCGTTATTAAGAGAGAAGGCAAGAGACACATATAATCGTATTCGTCTAGAAAGATATAACTATTACACAGGGAAAGCACCTGCAGAGGTGTATGTCGAAGATCCATTTCCGTATAAGGTTAGAGAGAAAGACGCAATACAGAGGCATATGGAGGCAGATGAGAAGTTAAGTACAGCAGAGATGAAGATAAAGTATTATGATGTGACACTTAAATTTCTTGAAGAGATAATTCGTAATGTCTCAGGTCGTACATACCAAATAAAAAATGCCATCGAATGGCAAAGATTTCAGTCAGGATTCTAATGATAAGGGAACTCGTAAAACCAGAACATCAATTGTTCAATCATCGTATTGACTCGTGTAGTTATAAATTAGATCGTCAATTTTTAGCTAATACATTAGTTGAAAATATGATACATTATAATGGTATTGGTCTATCTGCAAACCAAATTGGCATATGGGAAAGAGCATTTGTAATGGTAAGAGACTTAGAACATAGTGAGATATTAGTATGTTTTAATCCTCGTATCATTAAATCATATGCAGAAGAAGTTGAAATGGAAGAAGGATGTTTATCATATCCAGATCTCTTTTTAAAAGTTAAAAGACCAAATCGAATTGTAGTAAAGTACGAAGATGTGGATAAAAAGACTCACAAAGTAAAGTTATCTGGTCTTGCATCCAGAGTATTTCAACATGAATATGATCATATGGAAGGTATAGACTTCACTCAGAGAACTTAATGAACATTCTTTACTTAGAAGATGATTTTATAAATGCAGAACAATCAAAGAATATAATCAACTTTTATAATAATCACTTAACTGAAACATTTGTATATGGTAGCAATGATAATCAATTGACATTGCCACTAAACATTTTAAACCACTATAAAAATGAACAGATATTAAACGATAGTGTTAATAAAATAATAAAAATTTGCAAAGGATTTATATCTGATGCAAAGTTAGACAATTTAGAAATTGTTAAAAGACCTCCTAATTCTTCTATGGATTATCATGTTGATAGTATAACAGGTGATGTCTTAGCTGGTATTGTATATTTAAATGATGATTATTCTGGTGGAAACACTGGATTTGAATCTTTTCAAGTTGAACCTAAAGTGGGTAGACTAATAATATTCTCTAATTCACATTATCGACATTGTGTTAATGAAGTTAAGGGTAATGATAGATATACCTTATCTTCATGGTTCGTAAAAAATCCAGTATAAATAACTGAAATGATGGAGATGTTATGTCTCATTTGGTTATTTCAAAAAAGAACGAAGTCTTTTTAAAAATTGAGGCAGAGCCACATGTATATTATGAATTGTCGGACAGTTTTACGTTCGAGGTACCTGGCGTAAAGTATATGCCATCATACCAAAAAAAGTATTGGGATGGGAAGATAAGATTATTTAATACTCAGAAAGGAGAAATATATGTAGGATTATTAGATCGAGTAATCCAATTTTGTAAAGATCACGATTATAATTATTCATTTAAAGACAGCGAGTTCTATGGACTTCCATTTGAGGTAAACGAATTTATCTCAAAAGAGGGTGTGAAAGATTATATGAATTCTATTTGTAAGT